TCAGGTACTTGGGGAACCAGTACCAATACCAATTTAGAACTTATCGGAGAAGCTCTTGGTGTAGGAACTGAAGCGATTACCACCAATGCAGATACGCATACTACAACTGTAGCAGACGGTAGTTCAGACGCAGGTCGAGCTTTTTACCTTAAATACACAGGCACGTTAGACTCAGCTTGTACGATTACGATTGGCCCAAACACCATGAAGCGTGTGCAAATAATTGAAAACGCTACCAGTGGTTCTCAAAATATTATTATTTCTCAAGGCTCTGGCGCTAACGTAACAATTGCACCGGGCAAAGTAGCAGTCGTACAACTAGACGGAGCAGGTTCTGGGGCCGCAGTTTTAGATGCGCTTACAGATCTAGCTGTTACTGATAGTTTATCTATCAACGGTACCACCTTAACGATTGGCGATGCAACAGCAGAAGATACTAAAATAGTATTTGATGGCAACGCTCAAGATTTTTATATAGGCCTAGATGATTCAGCAGATGATTTAGTAATCGGTTTAGGATCAGCAGTAGGTACAACACCTGCTATTTCAGTAGATGAAAACCAAAATGTTACAATGCCACAAATTGTTACTGCATCCACTTCAGCAAACATAAGCCAAGTATCTTTAACAGACGGTACAGTATCTTGGGATGCAAAAGCAGCTGCTAACGCATTTTTATTACTAGAAGAAAACTCAACCATATCAGCTCCAACTAACGCAGTTGAAGGAGCAATTATAAGTATTGAAGTAGCACAACACGCATCAAGTGGGCCTTATACTTTAGCTTGGAATGCAATTTTTGAGTTTGTTGGAGATGTAACTCCTACTCAAACAGCAACCGATGCTAAAACTGATATTTACGCATTCCGTTATAACGGTTCAAAATGGCAAAATATAGGTATTAGTCAAAACTTAACACAAAGCTAATATGGAAACTCTCCAAAGAACAGCTAATCGAGGATCTGTTTCAACAAGTTATGATGTTGATAACTCTGTAAAGTTAGACAGACTTAATGCTGAAAAATTACAATTTACCTTTGATCAAGCGGCAACAAACTTAAAAAAGAATACTCTTAGTATTTGGTTTAAAAGAAATGTTATAGGTGTGAATCAAGGACTTTATCAATTTGGTGATGATGCAAGTGGAGAACATACTTATATTAGATTCACTTCAAGTGATGACAAAGGGTTTTTAAGAGGTAATTTTGGCAGTAATGTTCAATTTTTACTTACCACACAATCATTTAGAGATACTTCAGCTTGGTATCATCTAGTCGTTGCATGGGACACAACGCAAAGTACTGCTTCTGATAGATTAAAAGTTTATTTAAATGGTTCAGAAATAACAGCATTTGATACTGATAATCGTTCCTCAGTAATTCCATTAAATCACGATACACCAAATGGAGAAAATGGTAAGTCTGTAATAATTGGTGAGGGTGTGTATGACATTTCTGCTTATATCGCTGAAACAAACTTTGTAGATGGTCAAGCATTAGCACCTACATCCTTTGGTGAGTTTGATTCAGGTAGTGGTATTTGGAAGCCTAAAGAATACACAGGCACTTATGGTAATAATGGATTTTATTTAGACTTTAAAAACTCTTCTAATTTAGGTGAAGATCAAAGCGGTAATAACCATGATTTTACTTTAAATAATATTACAGCAGCCGACCAATCAACAGATACTTGCACTAATAATTTTTGCACACTTAATCCATTAGTTAATTTTAAATATACAACCAATGAAATAACAGAAGGTGCAACAGAATTTGGAGATGACACAGGTGGTGGTGTTGGTGGTGCCTTTGGAACTTTTGCAGTAACTAAAGGTAAGTGGTATTGGGAAGTTAAACTAACTCAACAAAACTCACATTATATAGGTGTAAGTGCTGTTGATGATGGTGATAATGTTTTTGCATCTACTGATCCTCAAGATGAAAACTCTTCTTTTGTTTTTAATATTTCTGTTGCTAGAATTGAATATGTAAGTAGTGGCACTAAGTCTTATGGTTCTGCTGATGCTTTTACAGATTTTCATAGTGCAGGAGATATTATAGGCATAGCATTAAATATGGATGATAACCAAATTAGTATTTATGGTAATGGCACACTTCAAAGTGGTGTTGCAAATTCAAGTATTTATGATGCGGCAAACAAAATGGTAGTGCCTTTCCATGGAACTATTAACGATGAATGTCAATATAACTTTGGTGGCTATTCAGCATGGACACCAGCAAGTGCAGCATCTGATGCTAATGGTTACGGAACTTTTGAATACGCACCTCCATCAGGCTACTATGCCTTATGCACGAAGAATTTAGCGGAGTACGGATAATGGCTTATACAAGTATTGATGATCCTTCAGCACATTTTCATGTGCAACTTTATACAGGAACAGGCTCAACACAATCGGTTGGTAATGATGGAAATTCTAATTTAAAACCTGACTGGGTTTGGATTAAAAAAAGAAACTCATCAGGAAATAATGGTTTATTTGATTCATCAAGAGGTGCAACTAAAGAATTAGTATCTAATGGTGGCAATGCTGAATCAACAGATGCACAGCTTTTGACACAATTTGATACCGATGGATTTACAGTAGGAACAAATAGTGGCGTAAATGGTTCAAGCGATACATTTGTAGCTTTTCAATGGAAAGCTAATGGTGGCACCACAAGCTCTAATTCAGATGGCAATTCAACAACAACAGTACAAGCTAACACAACAGCAGGATTCAGTATTGTACTTGGTAGCTTTACTGGTAGCACACAAACTTACGGTCATGGACTAGGCGTAACGCCCAATATAGTTCTTTGGAAAAATAGGTCAAATACTAATAGTTGGCTACTTCTTACCAACGCTATTGATGGTACTCAAGATTATGGTATTTTAAATGGTACTAATGCTTTTTCTGCTATTACTTATGGATTTTCGTCCACTACTTTTGAAGGTAATGATGACGCTAGTACAAATTTTGTAGCTTATTGTTTTGCAGAAAAACAAGGCTTTAGTAAGTTTGGAAAGTACAAAGGTAATGGAAATTCAGATGGTGCATTTGTTTATACAGGTTTTAAGCCTCGTTGGATTATGGTTAAAAGAACTGATGATAGTGGGTATCATTGGAGAATTTATGATACTAAAAGAAGCTCATCAGATGGTAGTAATCCATTAGATGAAAGAGTTAACGCAAATTTAGATGAAGCTGAAGGCACTCATGCCTCAGACTTTGATATAGATGCTTTAAGTAATGGCTTCAAATTTAGAACATCATCACAGATAAATGTTAGTAACGGAATATATTTTTACATGGCATTTGCAGAGAATCCATTTGTTACAAGTGATGATGGCGGAAGCATACCAACAACAGCTAGGTAAAATAAAATTATTGAGGTAGAATAAAAATTATGTGGGCATTAGTAGAATCAGGCAGTATAACTGCTACTTATAATCAACCGAAAGCTATACAAATAGGGGATATTAAGTACCCAAAAAATATATTTGAGTTATGGTCTAAATCTGAATTAGAGGCTGTAGGTCTTTACGAAGTTGTTTATGATCGTACAAATTTTAAAGATAAAAATTATTATATAAACACAGATCAAACTTTAAGTTTTTCCAGTAATACTGTTACTGCATCTTGGGGTACTGCAACAGCTAAAGATTTAGATACTTTAAAAACTTTACATAAAGAAAGCATAGATCAACAAGCATACAGCTTTCTACAACCTAATGATTGGATGGTAGTAAGGAACGCAGAAAGTTCAAAAGCGATACCTACAGATTGGCTAGACTATAGAGTAGATGTAAGAAGCACAGCTTCTAGCATGAAAGATAAAATAGATGCTGTAAGTGATGTAGACGCACTAGCAGCACTTTATGTTTATAACGATGCTTCTCCACCAGTAAGACCACTAGGCGAGTTTCCAACGCCACCAAGTTCATAGGAGTAAATATGGAAACATTAATTCCAATTCTTTTTGTTTTAATCATTGTAGGTGTTCTTGTTTACAAGAAAAAACCTGAATGGTGGAACAAAGTCAAAACATTATTTAAAGAGTAAAATGGCAACCGTGAAGGAAGCCATGCTAAAAATTGAAGCACATGAAAAAGAATGTGCTATTCGATATCAAAACATCGAAAAAAGATTAGACGAAGGCGGAAAAAAATTTGATAAACTTGAAAGAATGATTTTAGGTTTATACATAGCCTTTGCGGCTTCTTTAGGTATAGATAAATTTCTCTTTTAAATGGACAGCACTGTCCAACTTATCAACGAAGTTGGATTCCCAATAGCGGCGGCTCTAGGTCTAGGTTTCTTTATTTGGAAACTTATTAATCGTATTATTGATGGCATGGAAACAAAAGTTGATGTACTTGATGACAAGGTTGCTGAACAAATCAGTCAAATGGAAGAACGCATTGGCAATAAGCTTGATGCACAACACGGTATCTTGGTCGCTCTTATAGATAGAGTAAGAAGTCTTGATAATGAAATTATTAGACAAGATACCTTAATCAAAACAATTCTAGGCATTCCACAACTCATAGAGCCTAACAAAATTGCAAAAGCTGACAGGGAGGATCAAAGAAAAGATTGATGAGTAAGCATGATCAAATGATAATTGTTGCTTTTTTTCTAATGGTTACAATGTTTTTGATAGGCAAGGTGTTTTTGTAAAAGTGGATAAAAAATAAGCACAGTTATATACTAATAAAATTTTACAGGAAGAAATATGTTAAAAGGAATGTTAAAAAATGTTGTGGGTCAAATCGCACCCTCATTAGGTGCAACTATAGGCGGACCTTTAGGTGGCATGGCTACCAAAGTTATTTGTGAAGCATTAGGCTGTGAGAACAACCCAAAAGCTATAAATAATGCTATTCAACAAGCATCTCCTGAACAATTACTAAAACTCAAACAAGCTGAAAAAGATTTTGAAATCAAGATGAAAGAGCTTGATGTAGATGTTTTTAGAATTGAAGCAGAGGATAAAAAAGATGCAAGAAAGAATTTTAGTAAAGATTGGACAGCAAGAATTATGGGCATCGCTGTTATTGGTGGCTTTCTTGGTTATGTCTTTTTAGTAACACTACAACCGCCTGAGCAAAATTCTGAAGCACTTATAAATTTAGTTCTCGGTTATCTTGGTGGCTTAGCGAGTGCAATTGTAAGTTTTTACTTCGGTGCCTCAAACACACAAAAAGACGATTCATAAATGTCTGTTGAAGCTTTCGTTTATAACGCAGAATTAGTAAAAGTCGTAGACGGTGATACCGTTGATGTTACCCTTGACTTAGGCTTTGATGTCAAACTCCATAAGCAACGCTGCAGGTTAGCAGGAATTGATACGCCTGAGTCAAGGACTCGTAATCTTGAAGAAAAAAAACTTGGTCTTGCCGCAAAAAAAAGATTGCAAGAATTGTGCGTTGGCAAATTTAAAATAAAATCGCTTGGTAAAGGAAAATATGGCAGAATATTAGCCATACCATATACGGAAGAAGGTGAAGACATTTGTGAAAAACTTATTAAAGAAGGTCATGCGAGGAAATACGATGGCGGAAAAAAACAACCTTGGGTCTGAGATGCATATATCTGATGAAGGCATAAACATAATCAAACATTTTGAAGGCTGTCCGACAGATGAAGATGATAATTGCGTGGCTTATCAAGATGCAGTGGGTGTGTGGACAATTGGTTTCGGACACATCAAAGATGTACAAGAGGGTGACAAATGGTCAAAAGAAAAAGCTGATTTCATGTTATGGAGGGAGCTAGAAGATGAATATGAATCATATATTAATGATTATGTGCATGTGCCTCTTGTTCAGTGCCAGTTTGATGCACTATGTAGTTGGGTATATAACTTGGGTCCTGCAAATCTAAAAAAATCTACATTACTTAAAGTCTTAAACAATGGCGAATATGACAAAGTGGGTGAACAAATAAAAAGATGGAACAAAGCAGGGGGAAAAGTTTTACAGGGTCTTGTCCGCAGAAGAGAGGCAGAAGCTTTACTTTTTGAGGGCAAAGACTGGAAAAATGTGTAGGAGGCTAATATGGCAACCAAAAAAACAACACGGAAGAGAGCAAGAAACTCTAAAGGACAGTATGTAGGAGATAATCCTAATACGCCTTTTAGAAACGAAGCCTATGAAAAGAAATATCACATAGGCGATTTTGCTGTAGCTTTCATAATTGTACTTGGATTGGTTTTATTATATCTGTATAGATAAGGTTATAACATGCCACACAAAACGGCACGAGTTGCCATGGCAGGCGAATACTTATGTGCATCCTTTCTAACAAGGTTCTGTGATTCAGTAATCATTGCACCTGAAGGACATAAAGCAGATTTAATATTAGATCACTGTCATAAGTTATATAGGGTGCAAGTTAAAACAACCAATTCAGTCTACAAAAAAGATGACAACGATTATTACCGTTGGGACTTTAGAAGGTCAGTAGATAAAAAAAGCAAAGAAGAAAGATACTCAGCAGAGGATGTTGATTTTTTTGCATTAGTCGCTTTGCCAAGAAATTTTATTGTGTTTGTGCCATATAAAAATGCACCCAATTCTTTTGCTAAAAAAATCGAAGAATTTAAAAAGATAGACCCTGCTGAATCATTACAAGAAACATTGGATGTAATAAATAAGACACCAAAACTCGATCCATTATATGAATTT